AAGGATTCCCAAGGAATTCCTTTGCTTTCAGCCTTCCAGCAAGGCACGTTCGCAAATTCTGCGAGCTATCAAATGTTCGGAACTCCGGTGAATTATGTCGAATACATGCCAGCCTCTGGTGTGGCTGCTGCTCGTTCGATCCTGATTGGTGATTTCCAAGAGTATTACTTGCTCGTTCGCCAAGGTTTCACCGTGATTATTGACGACATGTCGAAGCAGGGCGACAACCTGATCCGGCTGAATTACAAGTACCGCATTGGCGGTGCCGTTCGCGATGCTCGCGCATTTGCCAGCATCAAAGAAGCCGTTTCCTGAGTTTGGTTCTGTTGGTGTGGTAGTCAGCCCGGCGGGTCTCTCCCTGCCCGCCGGGTCTCATTTTCACTGAGGTAAAACGATGGCCGCTTACATCTCGCAATCTGAAGCCACGACATATATCGAAGTGATCGGCACATGGGCGGCATCTGCTGCTGTGGCCTATCTATCGGCGGCATCGTCATTGATCGACCAATATTGTGCCCGCACTTTTCTGCCTGCTGATCTCACTGCCGATGTCAAATTGGCGATTGCATTAACTGCGGTGCACCTGAAAAACAATGGCCAGAATCCCGGTGTGCTTACCAGCGAACGAATTGGTGATTATTCGGCGACTTATCAAATGTCCACAACCGGCGGCGGTTTGCCTGCGATGGCGATCCAGCTTTTACAGCCTTATCGAGTGGTGGTGATCGGATGATTAACGCGACATTTAAACTCGACTGGCAGGGTGGCGCTTTCACCGCTCGATTGCAACGCGAGCTATCACGAGCTGTCCGTCAGGCCGCAGGCAAGGTGCGAAATAAGGCAGTTGAACTATTGAACGTGACTGGCAAGGCGGCGACACGCGACTTGAATCGGCAATCTGGTAAGGCTTTCAAGGGTCTGAACTCAACGCAAAAAAACGCCTTGATCCGCTCAAATGGAATGGCCAAAATCAAAGGCCTGAAAACGATCAAAAGCGTAAAGACTGGCGCGTCGCTCACAATGGGCGGGTCTCACAAGGGGGTCAAGGGGATTTATTGGTATGGTACACCGCTCAATCGTTGGGTGAGTTCTTCCCCGGCTGGATCACCACCGCACAAACAAAGTGGTAATCTTCAGAAAGTCGTGATCGAATACAGTCAAGGTAATTACAAGGCTAAAATCGGTCCACAGCAGGGCTTGAAGTACGCAAGAATCCAAGAACTTGGCGGCAAGGGATTAATCCGGTTGCCACCGCGTCCATACATGAGACCGGCGTTCGAGTCTCAGCAAGAAGCAATCATGTTTCAATTCGCCCTGGCACTCCAAAGGGCCGCAAAATAATGCAGACCCCTCACATCATCAACTACTTCACAGCCAACGAAACCGTCTCCGGCTCGCTCGGCGGGATCAACCGCACCTATCCGGCCACCGGTGTTGCGATGTCTGCATTCGTGCAATTCCGAAGTGATTCGATTGCAATTGTAAACCAGACTGAAGGCAATAACGTGATGGCCTCGGTTTACGTCAACGGTTTGTTTGCTGCCAAGGCTTATGACCGGATCAACTATAACGGTGTCTGGTTTGAGGTCATGGCCGTGGTGCCCGGCAATGGGCCGCGTGGGACTCAGTACACCCGATTAAATGTGGGGGCGAATGAACAGATTTGAATATCAATACCACCATTCAGAATATCCGCTCGAAATGGGCCTCAACATTCCCTCTCCTGCCGCTGTCATTTCAACTGGCACCCGGCAACGCCAAGCCACCTTACGCGGTGCTGAGTCTTTCCAGCATCACGCCAAACGAACCAACCACCACTTATCGTGACTGGCAAATGACAGGGACTTTTTACCTGTTTGATATCTCTGACACTGCAATCATTGCAAATACTCAAACCTTGGTCGATGCCTTTGATCGTGGCACGATTACAGGCATTGATTCATCGTTGGTACAATCCGCCGAGATTGATGTAAATTACACCGATCAAGGCGCCTTGTGGTCCTCTTCTGTTCCCGTTGAATTCCGTTGGACTACCTGATCTGAAAGGCTTGAATCATGCCATCGACCCCAAAGACTACGTTCTTCTCCACAACCGTCACGTTTGGCGGTTCGTCAATCGCAGCCGCGTCTGCAAGCTATACCGACTCGGTTGAATTGGCCGATACGACCACGACCGCCGATGGTGGTTACAAGTCGGTCACACCTACGCTCAAAGATCGTAAAGCCACTGTCACGACTTATGTCGGAACAGCTAACAGCACACTGCCAACCATCGGGGCTAACGGTTCGCTGTCATGGACCGGTGGCGGGGCTGCATTCCCGGCTTATGTGGCGGACGTTTCCTATGGACAGGCACAGGTCAACGGGGCCATTCCCGTGACAATTACATTTCAGGGGAACGGTAATTGATTCATGGCTAATCCTGCAAAGCTCGCGAATCTTGTCCTCACTCGCGACTTCAACGGCACACCTTACAGGGTGGGGAAACTCACCCTGGGTGCCGCCCTTGAAATCGAGTCGTATTTATCTGAACTGAAAACGCCGTATGAAATCCTTCAGGATTCCAAGGCACTTGAACAGATCGGCACGGAACTGGCTGACCAGCTTGTTTCCAAAGCACTTCAAGAGACTCACTTCTGGCCACCGGACGCCATTACGGCACTCTGCACCCAGAAGTTCCTTGTGAAAGCGGATTTCGGAATTGCCTTTCTATCGGCGATATTGCGGCACTATAACCCGCACTTGCAACCTGATGAAATCTTAGCGATTGCCAAGAGTGCAACCACGACCGATGTTGTGGAGATGCAGCTAATTGCATTTGGGGCGAATGAAACCGACCCAAAAGACGGGAACGCCGCAGGTCAGCCGACGATGGCGGACCTCGCGAGCGAACCGATTGGAGTCGCATCATCGCCTACATGATGAGCGAGATGCACGTTGGCTATAAAGACTTGCTGGATATGCCTGTGACCGCACTGTTTGAGATTATGGACGGTGCCTCTCGCAACCGGGGGAATTGATATGTCTACGAGTGTTGGAAATCTCTCGGTTGAACTCGGGATATCGGATGACCAATTGCGTGCCGGTCTTGCACAAGCAGTGGTGCAGGCTCAGCAGGCTGGCCAGAAGATGCAGGCGGCCCTGAATAAATCAACCGCTGGCCCGGCGATGGCTGACGAGGCACAAAAGCACCGGAATATGGCACTCCTGCAAGCCTCTCGTGGTATTCAGGATTTTCAGGCCGGTGGCTTGATGGGCGTGGTCAACAACGTGGAAGGTGTGAGCATGTCCATTGCCCGTGCAATGGGCAAGTCAACCGATTCCGCCGCCGCCCTAGCTGGAAAGATGACTTTGGTTGCTGTGGCATTCCAAGTGGTCTTGCCTCCGTTCCAAAAACTGGCTCACGAAATTGCAAACTCGCTGGGGTTGGTTAGCAGCAATTTGGAAAAAGCCGGGATGTCTGTCAAGGGGATGATGGGCGGAGGTGGTGCCGCATCTGCGATCTCCGACGCGTACAAGGCGAACGCTGAATTCCTGACCAGCAGAGATGATACACAGAGCACTTTTTCTTTCTTGCAAAGTGATTCGTCAGCCTTGGCGAATAATATGAAACGGGCGCAAGAGGCAACCGCGGCAATGTCGGAATCGTTCCAAACGGGTGCCAAGGCTGCGAGAGAGATGCGATGGCTTCAAAGAGGTTCCACAGCGGAAAACGATAAAACAACAGGTCGCATGGAAGCGGAGGCAATCAACAAGAAAGTCTATCAGGCCGCCGTGGACAAGTTTGGTGGTGGCGACAACCTGCGAACCAAACTGGAAACTGAAGGTCGCAGGGCGGGCATGACCAAGACCCAGTCACGTGAGCTTTACGGAGGTTTCTCCGAAGGCGACGCTGCGGCCACGAAGAAGGTCGAAGGGATGCTGAACCTGAAGGATGAACGCACCAAGGCAATGGCCGACGACTACGAGCGGGCCACCGGATCGGCTGAGGAACTACTTAGGATCGAAAAAGATCGTGCCAGTTCCGAGACCAAAAGCATGGTCGAAGAATACGACAAAATGGTTGCCACGGAGCTAGAACGGCAGTCACTGGAAAAGGATAAAGGGAAGGCTCAGGAACGGCTTGACGAACTCACGGCCCAGCGAGCCAGAACCGAGGTCGTTGGTTCATCCGATGTATTCAACCGAAATCTCAACGCTGGAACTGGCGACGATCCAACGGTAAAAGCGATTGAAAAGCAAACCGAAGAAATTCGCCGCATGACCGACGAAAT